CCGTCAAAACCGACCGACGGCGTAAACACCGCCCAAGGCCGCCCTTATGCGCGCAGCAGGCGGACGCCTACGCGGAGGCGATCCTGGACGGCTCCACGACGGCCAACGCCCGGATCCGCGACGCCTGCCGGCGCTACCTCGAGGAGCGGTCGAAGCCGGCGGCGCACGCGGTCTGGTGGGACGAGCAGCGGGCCGAGGACGCGCGCGCCTTCGCGCTGAAGTGCGGGCAGGGCGCCGAGGCTGGGGCGGGGCAGCCGCTCGTCTGGATGCCCTGGCAGTGCATGGTCGCGATGGTCCTGCTCGCCAGGCGGCGCGTGATCGACGGCAGGCGCTCGGACACGCCCGCGACGAAGGCGCTGCTGCTGGCGGTCGCACGCGGCAACGGCAAGACCGAGTTCGCGGCGAGCCTGCTGATGGCCGCCATGCGCGACCCCAGCAGCCGGCTGGAGTTCTGCTCGGTGGCGCCGGACGGCCGGCTCGCCCAGAAGACCTTCGAGCGGATGCAGACCATGTGCGGGACGCTCGCGGGCGACGTGGCCGACAAGGACGAGGACAGCTGGAAGGCGACGGGCGGCTCGACGCCTGCGCACCCCGGCCGCGTGCGCCACGGCGGCAACCGGTACATCTCGCTGCCCTGCACGGACAAAGCGCTCGACGGCCTCACGGCGCGCCTGGTCATCGCCGACGAGGTCGCCCGCATGGACAAGGCGTTCGGCCGGCTCCTGACGGGCCTCGCCAAGTTCGCCACCAGCCAGCTGCTCGCCATCACGACGCCCGACCCAGAGCAGAAGACGCGGCCGATCTGGGGCTACTGGGACCAGCTGGAGCGCGCCATCGCCGACGGCAGCCCGTACCCGGCCGGCTGGTGGCCGATGCTCTACGGCCTCGAGCAGGATGACCAGGCGGCGGACCCGTCGGCGTGGGGCAAGGCGCACCCCGGACTTGGCACGATCATCGACCCGACGCAGCTGGAGCTCTCGGCGCGGACCATGCTTCAGTCTGGCGATCCCGAGCAGATCGCGGAGTTCGAGACGCAGCTCGCCTGCCGCTACCACGAAATCGCCACGACGGACGTGGACCTTTCGGTGCTCGAGCGGCAGATGCAGCCCTGCGATTGGTCCCGCCTCCAGGGCGCGCCGGCCGTGATCGGCCTGGACCTGTCCCGAGGCGGCTACGGCCCGCAGCTGGACCTCACCACGATGTGCCTGATGGTCGTGGACGGGCCGCAGCTGCGCGCCCGGAACGTCTCCTGGTGGGCCGGGCTCGACATGGCTCTGGACGAGAAGCGGTGCCGAAACCCCCTCGGGCAGTGGTGCGAGCAGGGGTTCCTGCGCCGGATGCCCGGCGAGTACCACGACATGACCGTCGTGGAGGCCGAGATCGAGGCGCTGATGGCCCGCTACGACATCCGCAAGATTGGCGTGGACCCTCACCCCAGCCAGGCGCGGGACATCAAGCGCTGGCAGGACCGGGGCTGGCCCATCGTCCCGGTCGATCAGTCGATCCGCACCATGGCCCCGGCGTGGAAGCTCTGGGGCGACCTCCTCAAGAGCCGCCAACTCTGCTACGAGGACGATCCGGTCCTGCGGGCGGCGCTGAACGCCGTGCGGCTGGTCAAGGACAACGTCGGCAACATCCGCCCAGTGAAGGGGCGCAGCTCGGGGAACACCGACGCCGTGGTCGCCGGCAACATGGCCGCGATCCTGATGGAGCACCACCAGGTGCGCGAGGCGAGCGGCATCGCGAACAGTGCCTGCCCGATTGGTTAGAATCAGCGCAGACAAGACACGGATGACCCCCATCCGTCAATATCGCGGGCGTGTCAGCGCCGGGATTGAAGGGCAGGGGCCCGAACCTACATCCATTTCTGCGAACCGAATCGCAGGAGGGCCGCAAGGCCGAGCGCAAGGGCGCGACAGGCACCACCACGCTGGTGCCTGTTCTATTGTTGCACTCTTTCGAAATCCGCTTGACATCTGGGGGCACATTCGTTCCATGCGGGCGTGCCTTCGTGGTTCTCCAGGATCTTCGCCGTCAAGCCCACCGTCGTGGTGTGGCAGAACGGCACCACCGCCAGCAACGTCTCTCCGGCGACCCTGCCGGCCGTCGTGCGCGCGGTGCAGCTCCTGGCCTCGGACATCGCCCGCCTGCCGGTGCGCGTGGAGCGCGCCGACGGCAGCGTCATCGACGGCCACCCGGTCGCCCAGCTCCTGAGCCGCGACGCCAGCCGCTGGCAGTCCGGCTTCGACTTCCGCCGCTTCGTCACGGGCTGCGCGCTCACCTCCGGGAATGGGCTGGCCCTGATTCGGCGGGCAAACGACGGAACTGTCGCCGAGCTCCAGCCCATCCCGGACGGTGCCGCCACGGCGCAGTTCACCGACGAGGGCGTCGAGTACCGCATCAAGGACGTGAAGCTCGCTGCCGACCAGGTGGTGCACATCGGCGCCTACCCGGATCTCGACTTCCCGGCGTGGTTCGTCTCCCCGCTCGACGCCTGCGCGCCGGCCATGCAGCTCGCGGCCGACCAGGACGCGGCGCACTCGGCGCTCGTCAAGACGGGCTCGACGGGCAAGATCAGCCTCAGCCACCCCGGCGCCATGAGCGACCAGGCGGTGCAGGCGATCCGCGACGCCTGGCAGACCATGCACGCGCAGCCGGACGGCGCCAGCCGCCCGCTGATCCTGCGCGAGGGGATGAAGGCCGAGCGGATCAGCCAGGAGACTTCGACCTCCAACCTGGAGAGCCGCCGGTTCTCGGTGCAGGAGATCGCCCGCGCGTACATGGTGCCGCCCGAAATGCTGTTCCAGCAGGGCGGCGGCGCGCTTGCATCCCAGGCCGAAACGGCACGCGCCTACGTGGATGGCGGCCTCTCGCTCTGGACCTCAGTTTGGTCTGCCGAGATCGAGCGCAAGCTTCTCCAGCCCGGCGAGTTCCTGCGCTTCGACACCGACGTGCTGCTGCGCGGCAACCTCCGCGACGCCGGCATGGCGCTCTCGAAGCTGGTGCTCGGAGGCGTGCTCGCGCCCAACGACGCCCGCCGCCGGCTTGGCCTGCCGCCCATCGCCGGCATGGACACACCGACCGTGTCGATGCCTGGCGGCGCTGCCGCAGCGGTCGGACCAACCGACACCAACGAGGACCAGGAGGCAGACGATGCACCCTGACCTGATGGTGCGAAACTGCGGAATCGGCGCCGACGGCTTTGAGGCCGGCAACGAATGCGCCAAGGGCGGCGGTGGCGGCGGCGGTTCTGGAGGCTCGTCCAAGTCTTCCAGCGGATCGTCCGCCCCTGCGAAGGGCGGATCCGGTTCCGGCCAAGCCAAGAGCCACAACGTCAAGCTCCCGGCCGACCCCAAGCGCCTGAACAAGGACGAGACGGAGGCCGCTCTGTCGCAGATGGGCTACAAGCTCGGCAAGCTGAGCTTTGAGGGTGGGCAGACGAAGTACGAGCTCACCGCGCCCGACGGAACGACCACCAAGGCCAGCGCGACCGACATCAAGGAGCTGGTCTACAAGGGTTCATCCGACCCCAAGGACCAGGCAAAGAAGATCCCGAAGGGAAGGCGCGAGATGGCCACGTCTTACGGACTGGAGACGCGCTGCTGCAGCTTCGAGCGCGAGGGCAACCGCCTGACCGGCTACGCGGCGGTCTATGACGCCCTGAGCCACCCGCTCGTCGTGCGCAGCGTCAACGGCGGAAAGCCGTTCACCGAGCGCGTGGCGCGCGGCGCGTTCGACCAGAGCCTTCGCGGGAACATCTCGCTGCTGGTCGGCCATGACCGGCGCGAGCTGCTCGCGAACACGAAGAGCCAGCGCCTGAAGCTCGCGTCGGACGAGCGCGGCCTGGCCTTCGATGTCCAACTGCCGGATACCCAGCGGGCGAAGGATGTCTACGCCCTGGTCGATTCCGGCGTCCTTTCCGAGATGTCTTTCGGCTTCGTAGTCCGCTCGGACGCCTGGAAGGGCTCCGAGCGCACCCTCACGCAGGTGGACCTGCGCGAGGTGTCCATCGTCGAATCAGGCGCTTATCCGCAGACGAGCGCTGAAGCACGCACCTACAGCCCGGCGCTTGCCCGGCTTCGTCTGCGGTTGAGGGCACTGACATGAAGACCACCGACCTGTTCAAGAAGCGCGCAAACCTCATCGAGCAGCGCGATGCGCTGTCCAAGGAACTGAACGAGCTCCTCGCCAGCGAGCAGCTGACCGCCGAGCAGGAGGCCCGTGGCTCCGAGCTCATGGACCAGCTGGAGCCGCTGAAGCGGGACATCGAGGAGATGCAGAAGCACATCGGTGCTTCGCAGCTCCGCGAGCGGTTTGCGTCCTACGCGGCCGTCGAGAAGGCCACCACCGAGAACGAGAAGCGCTCCACGGAGTGGACGGCCTCTGGCGAGTACCGCGAGCAGTTCATCGACTGGTGCCGTGGCGGGCGCGCGCCCGAGACGCGCGGCCTGGCCGAGTTCCGCGACATCACGACCTCCAGCTCGTCTGGCGTCTTGGTCCCGAAGATCTACGAGGCCGGCATTCTGAAGTACCTCGACCGCAACACGGTCGTGCGCAACCTGGCCGACCTCCGCACTGGCGTGAAGGGCAGCGTCACGCTGCGCCGGAACAACCTGGAGACGGACGCCGCGGTGTCCAGCTTCTGGACCACGGAAGCCAACAAGACCGCCACGGCCATCGACGCGACGCACTCGGAGATCAACCTGAACCCCGTCGGCGGCCTGCCGAAGTCGGAGCTCACCCAGTGGTCGGTCCGGCAGTCGGACTTCGACATCGAGGCTGAGGTGATCCAGCACCTCCAGCGCCAGATCTCGCGCGGCATCGAGTCGGGCTACACGGTCGGCACCGGCAGCGACCAGCCCACGGGCCTGTTCCTGTGGGACTCGGCGTACAAGTCGGTCGCCGTCAGCGCGGCGCACGGCTCGGGCACCGGCTGGGACGGCGCCTTCACGGTCGCCAACCTTACGGAGCTGCGCTACAAGAGCCTGCCCGCCGAGTACTGGCAGTCGGCCGCCTGGGTGATGAGCCAGGACGCCTACTTCCGCATCGCCAGCCTCAAGGTGGACACGTCCACCAGCAACGTCCCGCTCTTCGTCCCGAGCTCGGACTCGGGCGTCATGCAGGCGGCGCCGATGATGCTGATGGGCCGCCCGGTGTACATCGCGCCCTACGCGCCCGGCCGGCAGACCGCGGCGGTCACCAACTCGGTGCCGCTGATGTTCGCCAACGTCGGCGAGGCGTTCGCCATCCGCGAGTGGGGCGGCATCTCGATGTTCCGGGATGACGTGACCACCCCCGGCCTCGTGAAGTTCCAGGGCATGGTGTTCGTGAACAGCAAGGTGATCCGCCCGAAGGCGGTCGCCGCGCTGAAGATCACCCTGACCTGACGCAAGACCCCCGGAAGCGCAAGGGGGCGGGCTACCTCCCCGCCCGCCCCCTCTGCGTCCAGGAGGAAGCATGGCGATCACGCTGTCCACGATCAAGGATGCGGCGCGCGTCTACCACACGGGCGACGATGCGTACCTCCAGATCGCCTACGACGCGACGGTGCGCGAGCTGGAGGAGCGCACCGGCTGGTGCCTGGACCCGGTCACGCGCACGCAGTACGTCGCCGAGGAGCCGACGGGCATCACGAAGCTCGTCCGCCTGGAGCGGCAGCCGGTCACGGTCTGCACCTGCACGAACGCGAACCAGCAGGTTGTTGGGCTTGGACTCGTCACGATCAACGGCATCCAGTACGCCGACCTCGACGTGGCGGACCTGGAGTACCCGCTCGTCCTGACGATGACGGCCGGGAACAACACGCTGCACCCGCTGCTCCAGATGGCGGTGCTCCAGCGCGTGACGCAGCTCAACGCCGCGCGCGGGGATGACACGGTCACTCTCAAGACCGACTACTGGGACAACATCTGCGCGATGATGGGCAAGGGGATCGGCTGATGGCCCACGTCCCCCACGGCATGATGAGGCTGGTCGCGGCGGTGCAGAACCCGACGCAGTCCACCGACGCGCTCGGCCAGGCGACCGAGACGTGGGCGACCGTCACCGGGCTGTCGGCGCTGCCCGTCTACATCGAGCAGATGGACACCACCGAGACGGTGGACGATGGCGGCCCGGCCATCCAGACCTCCTACCGCATCCTCTGCCCGTGGACGGCCTCGGTCACCACGCGCAGCCGGTTCCTGTGGACCGACAACGGCACCCAGCGCACGCTGAACGTGCGCAGCTGCACCGACAAGGACCAGCGCCGGCGGACGCTCACCATCGAGGCCGTGGAGGTGGTCCTGTGAGCACTACGGCGCTGAAGATCACGCTCAACGACAAGGCGCTGCGGGCGATCCTTGCCAAGCTGCCGGACAACCTGAACGAGCGCGCCCGGAAGAAAGGTGCGCGCAAGGCGCTGGCGCCGTTCGTCAAGAAGCTTGCCGGCATCTGGAAATCCTCGCCGTACCGCGGCAAGCCAACCCACCGTAAAGCCATTGCTGCGGCGACGCAGCTGGACGTTCGCCGCATGGGCGCCGGCCCGACGGCCCCTATCCGGTCGAGGATCGGGATTCGCTATGGCACCAAGGGCGGCGCGACCGCCAAGGGGCGCCAGCGCGTCTACCACCTCCTTGAGCTGGGCTATCGCCATTACGGCAAAGGAAGCAAGTTCTATGCGTCCACCCCGGCGCACCTCGTCCAGCAGAGGGAAGGGCGCCGCGAGTTCGTGAAGCTGAAGCGCAACGAGATCTTCCGCGCCAATCCCGGAAACAGCATGGCGGCCAAGCGGGCACGCAGCGCGGCGCTGTTCGGAATGTACGGCGAGGCAAGGGCTATGTTCCCCGAGCTGCACGATCACACCTCCGGCAAGCGCCAAGCCATGAAGGGCGCGGGCGCCGCGAAGATGATTCCCGGCGCGTTCCGTTCGCTTCGCTGGGCACAGTCGAATCTCCAGCGCGCCACGGATGCCCTGGGCGCCGAGACGCTCGCCGAGGCCAAGCGCCTGCTGGGAGGCCGCCCATGAGCCTGGAAACGGTCTGCAAGGCCATCCAGACGCATCTGGACGCCGCCACGGCCAACCCCGTGAGCGTCGGGATGCGCCGCCCCACGACGCAGACGCCAGCCATCGTCTGGGAGATCAGCGCCGCGCAGGCGTCGCGCGCGATGCCAGGCACCGACCAGAACCTGTGGCTGGTCACCGTTGAGGTCAACATCTACGGCGACACCACGCTCGCCGTCGCCCAGGAGGCGGACAAGATCTGCGCGGCGCTGAACGGCGTCGAGACGCAGGCCGGCACCGCCGACATCGTCTGCACGGACGCGAGCGTCGCGTTCCGCACCGAATCGCAGGCCGACGGCTCGGAAGGCGACGAGCGCGTCTGCACCCTGACCCTCTCGCTCCAAGGAATCTGACCCATGGCACTCATCACCGGATACGGCGGCACCCTGACCTTCAGCGGCACCACGACGGTGGCCGTGCGCAGCTTCACCATGAACTTCGAGCGCGCCAGCCTGGACGTGACAACCCTCGCGGACTTCCGCGAGAAGCGCGCCCCCGGCCGCGTGCGGCGCTTCGGCACCTGCACCCTCTACCGCCAGGACGGCACCAACGACAACACGCTCCGCAGCCACCTGATGCCCGTGGACCTGGCCGGCACGGTGACCGCCGTGCTGACCCTGAAGTACACCGACCAGGGCACCATCGTCTACGACGAGTACGGCGCCGGCACGGGGAACATCAACGTGCAGATCACCTCGGCGTCGTTCACGGACGATGGCACCGGCCCGGCCATGTGGGAGCTCTCCTGGGAGGAGCAGTGACCCTTGCCGATTGACCTCCACAAGGTCGCTGCACGGACCCGCTCGGTTGACATCCCCGAGCTCGGCCTGCTCACGTTCCGCGAACCCACGCTCGCGGACGTGACGCAGGCTTCGCACAACCCGTTCTGGTGGGTGGCCTGCATCACCTGCCAGGACGGATCGGCGTTCCTCCAGAACCCGCAGGACGCCGGGAAGATCCGGGCCGACATCGCCGGGCGCCTGCTGGAGGAGGTGAACCGCCAACGCCCTACGGACGCGCCGAGCGCAGGCTCTGGCGCATCGCAAGCCCCGAGCAACGCATGACCATGGCGGCCGGCCTCGCCCAAGACCTGACCAACGGAGAGCGCATCGAGAGCGCGTTGGTGGTCATCGCGTCGGCCCTGACCGGCAAGCGCCCCACGCAGCTCTTCCCTTGGCTCCGCAATGGCTGACAAGACCCTGAAAGCCTCCATCCAGGTGGACATGGACGCCAAGGGCGTCGCCAAGGGCGTGGCCGCCACGAACCGGGAGCTCGACAAGCTGAACCGGACGGCGCGCCAAACCTCGGTTTCGACCGGGATCATGGCCGGAATCTCGGCCATCCAAGTGGCCTATGGCGCTTTGTCCGGGTTCATCAACGGGCTGACGGAGCACGTCAACAAGCTCGACCAGCTCGGCCGCCGCTTCTCAGTCGAGGGCATGAACGCGGACATTCGCGCGCAGGTCGCGCAGATGGAGTCGGACGCCAAGATCGGCAAGGCCATGGGTCCGGCGTCCGCCGCGATTGCGCAGCAAGAAGAAAAGGCGGCCATCGAGCGCGCGAACCGCATCACGTCAAACGCAGACATTGGCGCAGGTTCCGCCGCCACCAAGACGTTCTTCAAGACTCTTGGCGATGGCTTCGTGGCCGGGTGGGACCAGTTCACTGCCAACATGAGCGATCCGCTCGCACTCAACCAGCCGAGCGTGATCGGCGCCTTCGCAGACGCCGTCGGCGCCACTGGCTTCTACACCGGCGGAATGACCGGCGCGGACCTTGCAGGCGGCGTCGGCCCAGCCCGAGGCATGGATCCTGCCATGGAGCGCAACAACCGAATCCTCGATTCCATCGAGCGAAAGATCGGTGGCAACTGATGGGCACCTGGAGCACCGTCGAGAACGCCGACAGCCGCAGCTGGCGCTTCGAGGAGCGCTGGCGGGACCAGACGCTCGAGCGCAGCTGGAAGCTCTTCTGGACGCCGGCAAACGGCAGCGACCCGTACCCCGGAGACGCGGCCATCCGCACGAACCTGCCGGTGCGCCCGCAGCAGCGCCTGGAGTCGGCCGTCTACGGCACCGACGGCGTCCTGAAGCGCTACGTCTGCCGCAGCGTCACCGTGGAGCCCCTGCGCGAGGCGCCGTACTCCTGGACGGTGCGCGCCACCTTCACCACCGAGGTCTTCCCATGGGAGGCTTCGGACTCATGGGGCAAGGAGTTCGTCAAGCAGACCCGCGTGGTCGGATCGCGCGCCGTCTCTATGTACGTCCAGGGCGCGACCTTGCCGACGAACGGAGACGTGTCGTGGCCGCCGTCCGCCGGCATCACGACCGGCAGCAAGGTTGACCTCAACGGCAACCCTCGCCAGTACAACGTCGCCCAGCAGCAGGTGACCATCGAGAACATCCGGGACCGCACGGCCTCGACCACGACGGCCGACGATCCGCCGTGGACCACGGTGCTCACCTCCTACGTCAACAAGCGCAACGACGCGGTCTTCCTCGGCTGGCCCATCGGAAGCGTCCTGTGCACGGGCATCACGGCGACCCTCGACAGCGAGGTCTGGCGCGTCTCGGCCACGTTCCTGTTCGACGAGTGGTACCACCTCAACCAGGTGGCGTTGCCGCGCAACGACGGCCTGCCGCACCTCGCCCTGGGCGCGACCGTTCTGAGCATCCAGCGGCTCCAGTCGCAGTCGGTCATCTGGTTCCAGCCGTACCCGTCCAAGGCCACCTTCGCCAACCTGTACGGCACGTCCGTGAGCGACCAGTTCACGACGGCCGGCCCGACGAGGATCCCGTGACCACGCACCGCCCGAGGTTCAGCCAGGGGCTCTTTGGCAAGGCCAACCGCTTCGTCACGAACGGCTGGACCGACGCGGCCAACGCCGTCGTGCAGCACCAGCAGGGCATCGCGTGGGCCACGTCGCAGCTGGTGCAGCCGCAGGTCGAAGGGATGTTCCTGTGCACGGTCAAGGACGCCACCGCCATCGCCGGCGCCACCTACCGCTGGACCTACGGGATCGAGCTGTGGTACCCGCCGAGCCCGACCGGCGCGACCGGCGTGCCCGCGCCGGCCGACGCGCGCTTCACGTTCGCCACGGCCTACAACCTGCGTGAGTGGCACAACAGCGCCACCTTCCTCGACGGCATGGACCCGACGAACCCGTCCGTGGTGGTCGGCCCGGTGGGCAGCAAGTGGAACGGCTCGGCGTTCACGACCACCAGCCTGGAGGCGAAGCTCATGGCATGGGTGACGGCCGACCTGTCCGGTGCCGCGTTCGCCTACTTCGACCGCCCCAACCCCGTCCGATGCGCCGGCCTGTTCTGGAACCCGGAGTAAACGCATGATCCGCTCTTTCATCCGCAAGGCGCAGGTGACGATGGGAAGCATCCCGGCCGTGACCGAGCCAAACCAGCCGACCGGCCTCACCGCGACCGCGACGAGCACGACCACGATCTCGCTGTCGTGGACGGCCGACGCGACGGCGGCGCCCAACCAGGCGACGTACTACACCGTGGAGCGGTCGAACGACGGCCTCGGGTCGTGGACCACCATAGCGACCCCGAACGGCAACGCGTATTCGGACACCTCGCTGTCGGCCAGCACCACGCGCTACTACAGGGTGTCGAGCTGCAACGCGGTGGGGTGCAGCCTCCCGAGTTCGACGGCGAACGCGACCACGCAAGCGGCCACTTATGACGTGACCTACCTCGTGATCGCAGGCGGGGGAGGGGGTGGTCATTTCCCACCCAACAGTGCAATGGGGAGTGGCGCGGGCGCTGGCGGATACAGAACCGCGAGCGGCTACACACTGACTTCCGGAACGACGTACACCGTCACCATCGGAGCCGGAGGAGCCGGCGGATCGTCTGCGGCAAACGGCAGCAACTCGGTTTTTGACACCATCACCAGTACGGGTGGTGGCCGCGGTGGTGCCGGGGGCGGAACCGCACGCGACACAGGTGGTTCAGGAGGAGGTGGCGACGGAGTAACCAGCACGGGCGCCGCCGGCACTTCTGGGCAAGGCAACGCTGGCGGTAACCTCAACACCGGAGCATGGGGAGGCCCTGGTGGTGGCGGCGGTGCCAGCGCGGTCGGCGCAAATGGCGGTGGCAACGGCACACAGGCCGGAATGATCGGCGGAAACGGCGGCGCTGGAACGGCCAGCAGCATCACGGGCAGCAGCGTCACCCGAGCAGGCGGCGGCGGTGCTGGTGTCTGGCCCACGGCTACCGCTGGTACTGGGGGAACAGGAGGCGGCGGAAACGGTGCCCTTGGTACGACCGCAGGAACAAGTGGATCGGTCAATACGGGCGGCGGCGGCGGTGGTGGTGGCGGCGGCAGCGGCGGTGGCGCAGCCGGCTCCGGCGGCTCCGGCGTGGTGATCCTCCGAATCCCGGCTGCGAACTACTCCGGCACCACGACCGGTAGCCCCACAGTCACCGATGACGGGTCCACGAAGGTCGTGACCTGGACGGCTTCCGGCTCATACACGGCATAACCACATGGCACACGCAGCAGAACTAGATCACTGGGACCGAGTCATCCGCGTCATCGTGGTCAGCAACGACCTCGAACCGAACGTGGAGCAGTGGTGCACCGACACCTACGGCGGCTACTGGAAGCAGACCTCCTACAACGGGAACTTCCGGAAGAACTTCGCGGGCATCGGCTACACCTACGACGCCTTCCGCGACGCCTTCATCCCGCCCAAGCCGTACCCGTCGTGGCTCCTGGACGATGCGACGTGCCAGTGGAAGGCACCCGTCCCGATGCCGCAGGACGGCGAGCTGTACGAGTGGGACGAGGCCGCAGGCGAGTGGGTGGTGGTGGACGCGGCATGAAGGTTGCCGTCCTCATCCTCGGGCTGACGCTTGCCGGCTGCGCGTCGCATACGGCCGCCATCGGCGAGGCCGCTTCGGACGTTCGCACCGATGTCGCCGTCGCCAGGGAGCACCTTGGCGAAGCCCGCGCCGCGCTGGACCGGATCGACGTTCACGCGGCCACAGTGCATAACCACCTCGGCCACGTTTCGGATGACGAGAATCCGTTCGTGGAGGCGCTGCGATACGGCTCCTACATCGTCGGCGCCGCCGTCGTCGGAGTAGTTGTCTTCATCATCAACCAGAGAATCAAGTGATGGAACCCTATCAATACATGATCTGGCTGGCCGCGCTGCTGCTCGGCTCATTCGGGGCCGGGTGTTCTCTCGGCCTGACCGTCCGCACCACCAAGGGAAAGAAGACCGCCAATGCTCGCCGCAAGTGAATTCGCATCGTCCCTGGCCATCGCCGTCCTGCTCCTGGTAAGCGGCATCGTCGGTGGGTTCTGGTACTGCCGGAAGTCGAAGTGAGGGGATGGCCATGCTGCTGCGGCGACGGCGCGCCGTGCGTCGGCGACAGCTGTTGCGTGTCCTGCGAGGATGACAACTGCTGCGTCATCGCGGACCAGTACGTCGTGGACTTCGGCACCGTCTCCTGCGACTGCTGGACGTGGGGCGACTACGAGGTCAGCGCGCCGGGAAAGCGCTGGTGCGCGGAGAGCGGCAGCCCGACCTGCCCGGACGATTACGTCGAGATCAACGACTGCCCGTGGCAGTGGAAGCTGAAGAACGACGTGTGCGACGCGGGGCCGTACATCCAGCACGTCCTGGCACAGTGCAACGAAAGCGGCGTGGCGTGCCCGGACTCGACCCGCAACGACTACAGCTGGAACTGGCCGACGGGCACGGTAACGGCGCAGTTCCCCATGGACCTCGTAGCCAATCCCCTGGACCCGACTGGCCAGTGCGGCGTCGTGCTTCCGAACGAAAGCGGGACCATCACCTACACGTCGTACACGGGCGCCCCGAACGCGGCCGCGAACAACGCGGTGGTCTGCTACCCGTACCCGGCCACAGACCCGGATGACCCGTTCACGGGCACGCCGCCGTACGCAGGCGCCGTGATGGTCCAGGCCGGCTTCAAGGCGTGCCAGCCGCATCCGTGCGCGGAGTGGGCGCCGAACGAGTTCACGGTCGAACCAATGTGCGAGCCGTGCACGGAAAGGTGGGACATCCTCACGGTTGCATATTTCATCCGCAACGAGCACCAGGTGCAGAGCAACCGAGGCGCGGATGGATGGTGCGACGATGGCGCCCCCAACGCCGAGTGCTGGACCTACGACACCTGGACCGCGCTGGTGCGCTACGTCCGCAAGCCGGTATGCCCGGAGTCCGGTGCACGGTCCATCGTCGGCACCTACCAGTTCGCCTGCGCCGAGGTCTACCTGCCGACCACCAGCGTCTTCGCCCACATTGGCGTTCTCGGCGAGCTCCAGCACCACGGCGGCCGTGGGCGCCGGCTGATCGTCACGAACGCCGGGGTGCCGTGCGTCGAGGCGACGTGCACTTGGGACGTTCCCGACCCGATCTGCCCGACGGACATCTACACCAGCGGAAACAAGGCCAAGATCTGCGGCCCGGTGGTGAGCGGCTACGGCTGGACGTTCCCCTCGACGGTGACGATCAACTATGCACCGTGACCCGGAGGCCATGTTCAGGCAGCACCTCGCGCGCCAGACCCGGCGAGAACCCGGCCTGGGCGACGTGGTGGCCGGCGCGCTCAAGGCTGTGGGCGTCAAGAAGCACCCAGGCTGCGGGTGCCACCAGAAGCAGGCGGCTATGAACCGCGCGACGCCTTCTTGGCTGCGGCGGCTGCTTGGGCGGCTTGCTCGGCTTTCACGGCCTGCTTCAGGCGCTCCTCGTCCCGCTTCTTCCAAGCGGTCAGCATCCCCCGCGTGACCCCGTCGCGGACGATGAGGTAGAGCAGAAGAATGCCCAAAGGCAGTCCGCAGCACCACATTCCCATCTGGTCGTGCTGACGTAGGTCAGGGAGTTGCATATTGTCCGGCTGCACTTGCCTCACTTGCATCTTTGGTTCCTCCGGAGAAATATGTAGCACCCCCGCAACATTGATGCTACAGTGTAAACACCCCTAGACGCGACGTTTGCGCGGACGGCCGACCGGGCGGACCACAGACAGCGCCTTCACTTGGGCTCGGGTCCACAAGTAGTTACTCCCGACCTGCCGCTCCGCTTTGATTCCTTTCACAGACGCACGGTGGAGCAGCGTTCGCACGGCGATACCGAGCTCGCGAGCTGCCTCCGCCGTGCTCAACAGATCAGGCATCGTCGTAAAGTAGCAAACTTTCTTGGTGGGCCGGAGTGGACGAATCAATTCGACTTTGGGAGAAGCGCATGGAGGCGCTGGACTATTCGACCGTCCACAGGTCGAAAGCCGCGCAAACCGTGCGGGCGCTGTGGCTTGCGCATGGCGTCACCCAGCCGGCGGACATCACCGGGCCGATGGTCGAGTCGTTCCTCGACAGCCAGCCCAGCGCCAAGACCGCCGCCAACAAGCGTTCCCACGTCGGGGCGTACCTTGATTGGTGCCTCGCCCACGGGCTCGTCCAGCTCAACGTCGCCAAGGCCGTGCGGTCCCGCCGCCCGCGCCCAGGCAAGGGTGCCGACGTGCTTCGCCCGGAGCAGCTTGCGGCGGTTCTGCGCCGGCTGGAGGTCCACGGCCGCCCGGACGGGCGTTCCACCGCGATCTACCGCTCGGCCGTGTACCGCTTCCTGTGGGCGACCATGCTCCGGGTGTCGGAGGCCTGGGCGCTGACGTGGACGGACGTGGACACGGTGAACCACCTACTTCTCATGCCCCTTGAGAAGGCACGTCGTGCGGCGGTCCTGCCGCTCTCCGACGATGCCATGGCGGCGCTAGCCGTCGCCCGGACTTTCGGCGATGGGGGCAGGATCTTCCCCGTCCAGGTCAGCCACCACACGGTGCGCAAGGACTTCGAGGCCGCCGGCGTCGGGGGGCGTGGGGCGTTCCACCGGCTGCGCAAGGGTGGCATCACCGCCTGCGTGGAGGCGGGCGTCCCCCTGGCTGACCTTGCGAAGCTCTCACGCCATGCGAACGTAAGTGTGCTCGTCCAGAGCTACTACGTCCCGGCGGACCCAACGCTCCGCAAGGCGCAGGCTGCCCTGCGTTTGGGCGCTGCGTAGAAAAAATGTGAGGAAGGATCCTTCCATTTTCCGATGGGGCGCTATAACACGCACCATCGGGCGCCTGGAAGTGAATGGAGCCGAGGGGAGTCGAACCCCCGGCAGGCGCCCCAAAAGACAGGGGAGATTTCCATGCCACAGGTTACTGACCTCACGCTACAGCCGAGCGCGACGGGCGCTCTCACGCCCACGCAACGGGCGACCGCGAACATGGAGCTGGTCCGGGTGCTTGCGCCCGTGGTCAAGAAGTCGCACGTCGTTCGCATCGGGGACAAGGAGTACCTCCAGGTCGCCGGCTGCCAGGCCATAGGCTCGGGCCTCGGCTACACGACCGGCACGCTCTCGGTGCAGTTCATCGAAGAGCAGGGCGGGCTGCCGGCGCGCTGGGAGGCGACGGTCGGCGTCTACGACTGCATGACGGGCATGATGGTCGCCAAGGGGACCAGCGCCGTTTTCATGGACGAGTCGCGCTGGCGCAAGGCTGAGCACTTCGCCTGCATGGGAATGGCACAAACCCGCGCCACCGGGCGCGCGCTCAAGGGCGTCATGGGCTGGGCCTTCTCGCTGATCGGCGTCGAGGGGTCGTTCGCCGAGGAGATGCCCGTCGACGGGCCTACGACGGCTCAGGAGGCGTCCGCTGCGCCGAAGAGGCTCCCGGCCCCTCCGAAGGCGTCGAAGCCCGCAGGAGGCAAGCAGGCGGGGTCGCCCGTCTTTCAGGAACTTCGCGGCGTATGTGCGGGAGTCCAGCCCAAGACATCCAAGTCCGGCAAGGAGTACTACCGAGTCGGCATCGAGGCCGGCGAGGGCATCGAGTGGTTCACCTCCTTCGAGCCCCTGAAGTTCGACGCGGGCGCCAAGATCGTCCTCCAGCTCAAGCCCTACGGCGACGGCATGGTCGTGCACGACGGATGGGTCGATCCGGCGGGAGAGGAGGTGCCGTTTTGAGCCTGCGAGAAAAGCACAGATGCGAAGTGATGCAACTTGCATCGCAGCTCTTCGCCAACCAGATCAAGGGCGATCTACAGGGTTGGCCGCCATCCGTCCGTGACTCGTTGGCGCAGCGGTGCGTCGTTGCTGCTTTGCGATTCCAGCAGCTGGCAACGGCGAAGTATTGGGACGAAACCGAGGATTGGGCGTGTTTGGAGGATGGAAAGGAGGCCAAGGATGGCCAAGACGCATCCGAGTGAGGTCTTCCGCCTCGCGCCGTGCCTGACCTCGGACGAGCTGCTGGTTCTGCTTGCCCTGGCCGACTACGGGCAGCGGATCTTCCCGTCGCAGGCTGCCCTGGCGGCCAAGACGAGGCTCCACCGGAGCACGGTCAACAAGGCGCTGCAGTCGCTCCGGAAGAAGGAGGTGGTGCGCGCCAAGGGGTTCGGGAAGGCGCTCACCTACATGCTCGACCTGTCGCCCGCAGCGACAGGTACGTGTCGCTCAGAGCGACAGGTGGTGTCGCTGGCAGCGACAGGTGGTGTCGCTCCCAGCGACAGGGATCCTAACTATAGAACTAACCACCAACCTAACCAGAGCGCGGCTGACGCCGCAGCGGGTGGGTGGGAGGTTCCTGATGACGTACAGGGACGGATCCGGATCCGCGACCCTCGGGCCGACGTGGAGGCCCAGCGCCGGGTCTGCGCGAAGGTCATGGTCCAGCACGGCCTCACCGAGGACGAGGCGCGTCGCTCCTGGCGCGACCTCTGCCTGGGGTGGGCTCGCACCGGGAGGTCGGCGTACGACATCCTGAACGAACAGGTCCAGCAGCTCGCTGGGGCTCGCGACGTTCGTGCCGTCCTCCTGCACCGGCTGAAGGGGGTGGCGGCATGACCGACGAACGATGCAACGCCGACCTCGGCCCGCTTACGGCGAAGCTGCTCGACCAGCAGCGCGAGATCGCCCGCCTCACCGCCGAGCGCGACGAGGCGAGGCGGGAGGTTTGCAAGTGGGAATGCCGCCACCGGCGAATGAGCGAACGCGACTACGCCGCATCGCGCAAGTGGGACTGCTTCCCGCCACGCAAGATGTTCGAGGGGATCACGCCATGAACAGCAGGGCAAAGGGCTCGCGTGGCGAGCTGGAAGCAGCACGTGTGCTGACCGAGTGCACGGGCGTCGAGTGGCGTCGCACGGCCCAGCGCTGGGGAAAGGCGAAGGCAGACCTGGAGCCCGTCCAGGGCGATTCCGCCCTGCACGTCGAGGTGAAGGTGCGCGGCCACCGGCTCACGCACTGGCAGCGCAGGGCAGAGAAGCAGGTCTTGAGCATCACCAACGACGGGATGCTCTTTTGCCTGCTGGCGAACCTGCACCGCGTAAGGGAGCAGACCGTGCTCCCCGAACGTGCGCCGCAGTGCAAGGCCGTCGAGGGGTTCATGGAGCAGGCCATCCGGGACGCCGACGAGGGCAAGATCCCCGTGGTGGTGTGCAGGCAGGACCATGGACCGTGGCTGATCGCATGGCGCAACCAGGACGATGACCGCTTCTGCGAGGCCGTGCGTGGGGCTTCGTAGGTGGCGATTCAAGGGCAGCCTGGGCGAGCCGTTCAGGCTGGAAGCACCCAAGCCAGTGCGCAACTGGCGCAGGCAGAAGCACTACCGCCAGGTGAACCTGCAATGCGCCAACTGCGGTGCGGTGGGTGAGCTTGAAACGGATCACGTCGTGCCGCTGCATCGAGGTGGCAAGGACGAGTGGACGAACCTGCAATCGCTGTGCAAGGACTGCCATGCCGCGAAGACAGCGCGCGAAGCCAGCGATAGAGGGTGAAGCAACTGCTTCACCCCCCCCTTCGGGGCCGAGCCCCCCTCGGACCGTTGGGGAC